TAATATTGATAATAACATAAAAAGAAAGGAAAAGATTATGATTTTGAGTACAACTTTACTGGTTTTCCCAGTGTTTAAAGGGGTTCTCTGATACTGGGGAAACTGAGAAGTGCCGCAATCCTGCACCACTCTGCACCATTGCGGTTCTTCCTGCTGTAAATAAACTGAATAAAGACTGCACGGAAATATGGCAACACTGAGATTATATCTAGACACGAGGGTAAAAAGGCAGGATGGCACGTTCTCCATCCGTCTTGCCGTCAACCATCACGGTGGGACCGCCTTCATATCCCTCAATCAATACTGCAAGAAAGATGAATGGGACAAAAGGTCTTGTAAGGTGCGCAAGCGTCCGGATCGTGATGCTATCAACGACTTCCTTCTTGACCGTCTGAATTTTTATAATAGAATGATGATGAAGGCGCAATGCAGGGATACTTACCGTGGCGACATTACGGCTAGGGAGCTTCGTGACTTAATCATCCAAGAAGCCGAGCCTGCCAGGGAAAGGGTTGCCCATCTTCGTGATGGCTTCATCGCCTACGAGGGGAGAAATCTCCAAAAGAACACGATCAATAGATACAAGTACACTTGGGCAAAGATTGAAAATTTCCTTGGAGAAGAAAAAGCGGCTCGCCTTACCTACGATGAGATTAACCGTTCTTGGCTTGAAGCCTTCGATGCTTTTATGGCAAAGGAAGGCTTGTCTAGGAATACCAGAACCAGCAGGATGCTCTGTGTCGCTGCTGTCTTCAACTTGGCGATAGATAATGAGCAAACAAGAAACTACCCTTTCCGCAGGTATAGCCTCCGAATTGAGACAACGAAAAAGCGAGACTTGTCTGTTGAGGAAATCCGGTCTATATTTGATGCTGGTGGTGATGAGCTGGTCGATATGTTCCTGCTTATGTTCCTGCTGATTGGTATCAATGTGCGTGACTTATTCGCCTTGACAAAGGATAATGTTATCCGTGGAAGGCTGGAATACGACCGTGCAAAGACTGGCAGGCATTACTCCATCCTTCTTCATCCCGAAGCTCTCCGCATCATCGAGAAGTACAAGGGGGAAAAGAAGCTGCTTCGCTTCTCGGAACATTTCAAGAACGTTGATTCTGCAACGGTAATGATTAATAAGAAGCTAGGAAAGGTGCGCCCAGGTCTTACTACGTACTACGCTCGCCATACGTGGGCATCCATCGCCTTCAACCTTGGAATACCAAAGGACGTGGTGTCACTTGCGCTGGGTCACTCGTTCGGTGTCCGTGTCACTGATACCTACATCAATGCAGACCTATCGAGAGTAGATGAAGCAAACCGCAGGGTTATTGATTACGTGCTATACAATAAAAAATAGCCCTTATTTCTTGCGAATTTGGCGCAGAAACGGCTCAAATTGTTTTCGGGGATAGTTTTACGTGCTTACTACGCAAACAGCTTAGAACGCAAAATTCGGGGTAAATCGAAAGAAAGAGCGCAAAGCATAGGTGGAATGCAGGTGGTCGGGCTACTTGTGGAACAAAAAAAAGGACTGGCTTTCGTCAGTCCCCTTTTATATAATTTATAAACGTTTCGTATCTATTGACTTGACCGTAATGTCGAGGGATAAAGGGTTGTTTTACATCAGATTTCCGTTGCTTTTATCGTGTAGACGAATTTTAAAAGACCATGAGGGTTGTGTTGGATAAGTCTTACCGACACTGCGGTCTCATCAGCGAGGAAGGCAATAGCTTCTCCTGCAACGGTCTTCTGTATCTCAAGACTACCATCGGGGTTCAATATTTCTTTTGCCTTTTTCATATCACTTGCGACAATCAGACCTGTTTCGCTAAGGATGCCTCTCTCAATAGCGTTCTTCAGTTCTTCGATACTGTTGTTGTTGAAATTTTCCTTTGCAACAACCCGGTTGAATTTGATATTAGTTGTCATATTCTTATCGCTTAACCGTGATGCGTAGGGCTTAGATGTTACTGATATATTTATAATTACTCTTCAACCTTATAATAAAGCTTCAATGGAGCGTCACCATCGCATTTAACGGTGAGGATGCGATGCTCACATACAATCTCTGCCAATTCCTTAGCTTCTTCAACACTCATATCCATATCATAAGCGAGACCATCAGGATTTGAAATGTACTCTTTAGCAATCTCCATAGCCTCTGTCTTAGTGCGTGGGAAAGTATTAATCTTCATAACTCTTTGGCTTAACCGTGTTGCCTAGGGCTTAAGTTACCGAATGTTTAATGTGCTTATCTCATAAACACGATGCAAAGATATTAATATTTTTCCGTTCCACCAAATTTTTAAACGATTTTCTTTTTATTTTATTGTTATTTTAATGTTATTTTACATTTACGGCTTAAAATGGGCAAAAAAATACCCCAGCGGTGAAAAAGTCGAGCCGCTGGGGTAATAAGTGGAGACCACTTTAAACATTCAGTGATGCAAAGGTACGCTTTTCCTTTGAAACCACCAAATTATTTACCCAAAAATTTCTTTCTCAACAAATCATTGATGAATCGTGACTTGTTGGGTAATGCGTTGAGGTACGGCAGCAGGTCGTTGTCTATCTGTATGCCAACTAGCTTGACCGTTGAGCCAGCACCCTTCTTCGTTCTCTTGATGTTTCTTCTATTCTCCATATCTGTCTTTTTTTAATTGTCTATCTAACTTCGTTTTCATTCGGTTCATCTTGTGCTCAAGCTTGCCAATCTGCTTGTAGCTTAGCCACTCCGGCTTGATGTTCAACTCCAGCCAGTACTGGCGCATTTCCTTGCAGTGTCGGTCGATGCTCGGGAAATAGAGGTGACGCTGGTATGGGTTGCGAAGGAAGTACTCGCAATCGGATAGCATACGACCAAGCATCATATACTTGTGCTTCTGACCTTCTCCGAGACTTACAAGTTTTCCGTTGTCCCCGATCCACAGCATTGCGCCCTCTCCCTTCCATTTAAAGTCGAAAGCCTTGCTTACTGGATAATAATAGCCATCGAGCACCGTGCCTTCCTTGAGGTCTCGCCCAATCTCTTTTAAGCAGGTTCTTCCCCAGCTGGTCGTTACCTCTACCACTGCTTGTGCTGGTATCTTGTCGTATTCCTTCATATCTTGATAAATTGTGCAGGGCTTGCACCCTGCTGGTTAATAATTCTGTTGAAATTGTTATCTGTTTATTCTCTCAAAGCAATGTTCGGAAGGGGTATATATCTCCATGCCAGTCGCCCAGTTAATGTAAACTTTAAATGCCCATACGTTGCGCCCGAACGCCTTTGCTTGCATCATTCTTTGTTTTTTGTTGTCGAACTCGATTTCTTTTATCCCGACAACATTTCTCTCGCGGTCTACCGCTATTAGAAGTGCTAACATATCTTCATTATTTACTCTGTTTGAAAACACAATATTTCACGAATTGCGTGCCCTTATTTTTCTCTTTAGCAAGCTTGTTTGCACTTTCGTAATCATCAAATTGCGCATAAATACTTGGCGTCATTACTGGGTCGATGTACTCTCGAATAACTAAAAACTTCTTCATAATCTTAAAATGTTTTATTGTTAGTAACTTGCGTTGCACGTTCTTGGGCATAACCCCAACTTGCACGTATAATAGTCGTAATCTTGTGAAACTGGGGAGAAGTGGTACACATGGTAGCCACATTCTCCGCATTGCTGTTCTTGTGATATTGTAATCATATTCATCAAAAATCACACTCGTAAGAGTATTGTTTCTTTAGCTTCTCCAAAGCGTTAGAAGTAACGTGGTACACATTATCCGCATACTCGCTCTTTTTGATACTGCGATTCTCTTTTAGGTTGACCGGATGATTAAAGCGAATCTCCCAACGATTGCCAACACTGAGAATCAGAAAATCGACCTCACGCTTGCGCTTGTCTAGTTCGGTCTCCTTGTACTCGCCAAGCTTGATGAACTTGTCTTCATCCTTAAAGTATCCTACCGCCTTCATTCCGTTGATTGCTATTTCCATAACTCATCCCTCCTTTCTTACTTTGCGTATAATGTTACAACCAATCCACGACGGAGTGCGCAGCGGCAAGCGTCCAGACCTGCCTTCAATGCTCGCTTGATGAACTTGTTGAAAAGTTCCGCTCCGATGAGCTTCAAGATACCGCTCACTCCTACGAGTGTGTTTATCTTCTTGCCATCCTCTGTGCGTCCGAATACCTTGATGCGGAAGTTTGAGTTGATGAACTTTGTTGTGAACTCTAAAACGTTTGAATTTGACTTTTTCATTTTCTCTGGCTTAACCGTGCTGCCTAGGGCTTAAAAGTTACTGAATGTTTCGCTGTGCTTACTTCCTAAACACGCCGCAAAGATATTAATATTTTTCCGTTCCACCAAAACTTTTCGTGAAAGATATTAATATTTTAACCTTTATTTGCTGTTTATATCATAAACACGACTAATTTTGGCTGACTTCGGTCTTTTTTAGTCGTTTTTCTTATCAATAAGCCAATGGCTACCGATCGGTTATCTTAGTTTTCCACACTCTATATAATAATAACCTGCACGCATTAGCTAGAATGAATATAATCTAACTCTCATATCCCCTACCCCTTTTCTCTCAATGAAAAGTGTTCTTCGCATAAAAATGGGCAGGAAAACGCTTTCCTTGCGTCCCTGCCCTTTCTAACAAATGATATTGTGATTGAACCTATTGAACTCTCTTCTTGATGCGCTCCTTTATCCAGTTTACCGCAAGAAGGAACAGAAACAGAATCACGCAATCGCCAATGAATAGCCTTACCTTTTGCCAAGTGCTCGCTGGCTTCTCTACCTCCTTGGTCTTGTATCGGTTCACGTAATGCTTGACTTTCACGGTGTCGGTCACGAAAACGTATGTGTCCCCCACGATGGTGTCCGTCTTGGTCGTTGTCTTCCACCTGGTGGTCGTAAGGTTGTGCCACTGCTCCTTGATTACGGTGTCGCCCTTGATGTACACCAGTACGCTGTCCTGCTTGAATACGCTGTCGTGCTGCCGGGTGTCCTGCCAGTGTATCTGTCGCTGGCTCACGCTGTCACGTCTTACACTGGTGTGTGCGCTATCGCGATAAACTGTGTTATTTTGTGCTGTTTTTGCGCAGGAACAGCCCAAAATCAAAAGTGGGGTAATTATAAGCACGGCGAGAAATAACGCCACAGAACGCAAATTTCGCCCTTTTCTTGAATTTTCCATACTCTATAAACGTTAGATTGATGTGTTTATTGTGTAAGCACCTTAATTTTCAGGGCTTCCTTGGCTCGCTTCAAATACTTCTCGCAGGCTGCCAGTCCGTTGTACCCTCCGTTTATCTTCCTACGGATAGCCTTCAAGTTGTCTTGGTCTGCCAGCTCATTACAGCCGAAGGTGTCGAATACCCACATCGAGGATTTCGTTGCACCGAATGGTCGCTCCAGAAGCTCGGGTGTGCCAACAACATCGAAGCCGCAATAATTGGCATACTTCTGGTAGTTGGCTCGCCCGGTAATCTGTATCAATCCTCTGCCCTTGTACTTCACGCCATCGCCCTGCTGGGTGTTGCCGAGGTCTTTCCTGCCCTCGTAGGCTCTGCCGCTTGCAAGCTCCTTGGTGTATCTCAACTCTCCGCTTTCGTGGGCAATCTGTGCGAGGTAGTGAGCCATTCGCAAAGGAGTGTTGATGCGGAAATGCTCTGCCCATCCGTTGATGATTGGAAGGTAGGTGTCTGCCTTGCTGCCTGCATTCGGCATTATCTTTACCAGTTGCGCTCTAGTTACCCTCATTATCTCCTCCTTTCTTCCGCTCTTCTTTCATTATCTCGACAACTGCCTTCGCAATTTCATCCTTGTTTTCGAGTATTACCTGCATCGTGCGGTCTTGCTTGCGTATCTCAGCCTTCTCGTATGCCTTCTCCCGGATGCTCTTGAACTCGCACAAAAGCAGATACACCGTCCAGGCGATGGAGAACATAGGGAAGGGAGAGATAATACACGTAGCAACGTCCATAAGCGAAGCTATACCGAATGTCGGAAAATACTTCTTCGCCTTGTCGCACGTCTTCTTTAGTCCAGTTGACGTTCTTGCAATATGCAGTTCCTTCGCCTTCTGTATGCCTGCTATCAAGTCAATTGTCATCGCTATCAGAATCGTAGCGAAACAGATAAAAATTACTAGGGCGCACAGATATAGGTGGTGCTCCTGAAAATCGTGAAATACTTCGCTCATATCAATTTATTTTTTTTGGTTTATTCCAATTTTTCCCAGTCGATGGTAACGCCCTTCCCGATGATGTCTGCCGTCCACCTGCAGAATGCCATACCCTCGTATCCGTCTGGATCACTTGCTACGGCAATAGCATACTGTACGCAGTCGCTCTCGGTCTTGATTACCTTTGGATAGAAGTCCGCATAAGCCATATTTGCCAAATAGAGAATATCCCCGATGGTCGTGCCTTTGGAGATTATCTCGTTGTTTGTCGCCAACCGGATTTCATCAACAGTCCATCGGTGTCTCGTTCCATCTACGTTCTTCATCTGCTCGCTCGCCTTGATAGCTAGCTGCTTCGTGAAGTGGTAGCCGTGCTTGGCAACGTATGCCACGTACCCACTGGCTCCCATGAGTGCCTTTGCTGCCTTCTCGTATGGTAAGCTGTGGATGATGTCGCTTTCCTGGTGCTGGTGTCGCTCTTCCTCGCTATCGCAAGAATGGCGCAAAACGATGATTTTCTTCATTGTGCGTCCTCCTATCCTAGTTTGTCGAGTAATTGCTTAACCATGCCACGAATGCCGCTTATATCGCCCTCAAGTGCCTTGAAACGCTTTTCTGTTTCCTGCTTCTCCTTGATTGCTGGGTTCAAGGCTGCAAGAAGTTCTTCGCCCTTGGCTTTTCGCTCCTTGCTTGGCTCGTATGCCTTGATTATCTCATCGGCTTCATTTACCAATTTCCCAACTTCGGGCAGAAGGTCTGCCTTGTCGGTTGCCAGTACGATTTCGCCTGCAAAGGTAACTCCGAGGTGTTCGGGTATGGTGTAGATGGTCTGCTTTCCCTCCACCTCGATTGTTACGTCTCGCATTGGCTGTCCGCTGCTGGAAATGGTTGCGATGCCAGTGTTGATGTGCGGCTGGTTGTCTACAACCTTTCCTTCCTTAACTTCCACCGTCTGCTTGTCTAGCAGATAGACCGGGTGATTTCTCTGTATGTTCTTAAACTCCATAATGCGCTCTTTTTAGATGATTCGATAAATAGACAAAAAGGGGTCTCACTGGTAACACAGCGAGTTGCCCCTTGATAGTTTTTGTTTAGACCGCCTACGCTCCAGTGGTGGTTGTGGTGGTCTTCAGCTGCTGGATAATGAAACCAGTCTGTTCTCTGCGCTTGCTGTCCTCGAGCTGAATCTGCAAGTCCTGTTGCCAGTGATTGTTGAGAACGTCAACGATGCGCTGGGTGTTGTCCTTGCCCGAGTTCTTCAAGTCGCAAACGACCGTCTGGATGAGGTTGCCGATGTTTGATGCTGCTCGCTCGATTCCAGTGTTGGTGTAACTAAACCCCTGCTGCATTGCGTTGATGATGTCCTTCTGTCCCAACTGGTTCTCGTAGCCCATACGGTTGATGTTCTGCTGGGTGATGCAGCAACAGTCCTTCAACTGCTGGATGATGTTGAGGTTTCCGAGGTTCGCTGCGTTGATTACTCGCTCTGCGCTGAAACCAACCTTGCCGCCTACATCTTGGATTGCAGCCTGAATGCTGCAAACGGAAGACTGCAATGCGTTGAAGTCGCAGTTCAAATTAGCCGCCAGCGTCTTCAAATCTTGGTTGTTGCCCTGGATTGCTCCCATCAACAAGTCGCTGTTGTGGTTGTCGCTCATCTGATTGCGAAGGCTGTCAATCTGGGACTGGATTTCGGCACGCTGAACGTTGCCGTTCTGTCCGTTCCATCCATCGCCATACATGAACCGGAACATTCCCAACATCATCATGTAGGCGAATGGGTTGTTCCAACCTCCACCCATACCACCGTTCATTGCTGCCAGCATCGTTGCTGGATCATTGTCTCTACCTCTAGCGAGCAAGGCTGCTGCTAGGTTGTCATTGCCACCGTCCCCAGTGCAATAAACTTTCTCGATTGTGTCTGCCATAAATTTTGAGTTAATTACGTTACGGAAACAAAATATTTGAATCCGCTGCAAAGTTACTCTGATTTATGGCTCGCTCCAAAAAGTTAGTACACAGGTATTTATCGAATTATTTTCAAAGAACGCTTTTGATTATTTTCTTTTTATTTCTTTATTAAACACAAATCGGCTCAACGTCCTTGTTTAGAAGGGTCGCTTGTGCCGTGGCAAGTCGATAAACTCGAGACGTGCTGAGATAAGTGTAAGCCATCTTACAAAGATGTCTCACTGCTGGAACGGTGCGGTTCAGAACGGTCGCAGTGGTCGTTATACTGAATCCTGCGTGTATCATCTGCTCAACAACCATACATCGTGTCATTACGAGGTTTTCTGCTCTCGACTTGCCGAGAACGTCTTCTCTCGTAATACTTAATTCTCCGTTCGGCAGTTCAATAGCGCAACACTTGATTACGTTGTCTATAACTCGCCATAGTTCTTTCTCCTTGTCATTCATATATAAAATGTTTTAATCGTTGCCTAACATAGAATCAATCATTCCGTCAATGGCTTCATCGGTCATGCTCTTCTTAATAGAAGGATCTGCGCCAATTGACTTCATCATCATAGCTACCCAGGGGTTGTTACTCTCCAGCGTGGATTGTATCTGCTCCTTGTATGCTTCGTGAAGCTCGCCTGATTTTCTGAAATCTAAAAGAACCGTGCGCAAGGCTTTCACCACGTAGTTATCCATCAGCAAGGGATTGTATCTTGCTGATGAAAGTTTGGTCAGAAGCACAGCCAGCGCTTCATGTAATTGTTTCTTCTTCATATTGTCTTATTTTTAAATTTCCAAAGCAGCGTCTTAGAGTTCTCGCTCCCTCGCTTCTAAATTGTCTTCAAAAACGAACATCTTGCCTTAATAAGATTATAAATCCTCTTATGTCCTTCTATTGATGGATGTATGTTATCAGACAAAAACATATTTTTGTCCAAAACACCATCATTATTATAGAAGACATCTTTGATTTCCACATAACGAAAATGTGACCTAATATAATCATTTATAACAGGATGATTATCTCCAGTACCATATTTAGGTGGAACTGTCAACCAAATTGTTCTTATGCCATTTTTGGTTGCTGCATCATCAATGTATTGTAACCCAGTGCAAGTTGCCTGGCTGTCAATATCATTTGTACCTATGCAAAATAATACATATCTTGCATCTTTCAGCCATTTCATTTCCTTGTCAATGTGAGGTTTTATAGAGCTTACACTTGCTCCTCCCTGACCAAGTATAATAGTCTTCCTATCGCCAATGGAACTACATAGCAATGATGCAAATCTCTTATCCTTGTCACTAGGAATCGAATTACCTTCTATAAATGAATGACCCACTATTACAAGTTTTACATCATTCATATCTATTGGGTAACCAAAGCAAACATTTGATACTCTCATTTTGCCAATCAGTGCATAGAAAGATAACTTACCCCAAGCATATCCGTTAATACTCCCGTTACCTTCATTGGCGGTATCGCCGCTGATGACTTCACCATTACCGATACCATCTTTTGATACACTAATTCCATCCTGCGCTGTTACAGAAATATTGAAATAAGAGTTTTTCTCTGTTTTCTTTTCAATAGATATGGTGTATTCTTTTCCCTTGACAAACACAAGTTCTGAAATATAATATTTGTGTGTCTGCTTTGGTGGTAAAGTCTGTCCTACAATATAAACAGATATGTAACTTCCGTTTTCATCCTTTCCTATACCAAACATAGTGCCAGCCAACTGATACCAAAAACCAATACAGAACTCAAAATAACCAAGAGAATCCGTATCAATAATCTTCAATGTTGATGATAGGATAAATTTATCTTCGTATAGATTGGTATTGTACTGTAATCTATTTTCGTAGCCAGTCAGAAGACTTTGAGCACTAGCTTTATCTTCCGATATAGAAAAGGCATTGTTCAATATATCAAAATCTGAGAAATCAGAAATCAAATTGCCATAAGATTTTGCAGAACTGTTAATTTCTTGCTTTAACTCATCCTTTGCATTGTCAATCAACATCTGTGTTGATATGTTATCTGTGAAAAAAGCCCTATTTGGCAATATGGAATCTGGGCTACCATCATTCCAGCAGAAAGCATAATAACCTTCATCCAATGTTAATATCTTACTAATAGTGCTAGAAGGTGCTGCTCCAATTATCTCACTTTCCACAGAAGAAAACGTTTCATCTGTGAACTTCCACAATATGCCTTGTGTACCACCTTCATTCTTTATATACAACCAATATTTTTTAGCTAACAAATGCAATTTAACCAACTTATAGTTTTTAGTAGCAGCTGATATGGTTTTATTCGTAGGATTGAGATATTTTCCCACGATAATATCACTTTTATCAAATACTGATACAATAGATGGCTTAAATAACATATTTTCTACATTTGTCAATGAGTTTTTAATACCTTTTGTGCCATTTTCCACCTTATCATCTATCAATACCGAAATGGACATGTTGTCAGTTATAAAAGCATTTCCAAGCGAAAAACCATTACCGTTATTATCATTCCAGCAGAAAGCATAGTAGCCTTCCTCTAGAGTTAATATCTGGTTATATGGCGTTGTTCCTGTAGAACCAACAATCTCTTTTTCTGGTGAAGCATAGCCGTTATCCGAATACTTCCACAACGTGGCTTGTGAAGAAGAACCGCAACCGCTATATATCCAATACTTACCTGCTGAAAGATGCAGCTTAACCAGTTTATATGCTTTAATAACATTTAAAATACTACCATTTGATGGATTTATTGATTTACCGATAGTAACATTATTATAGTCAAATAGTGATACAACTGGAACTTTTAACGATAAGTCGCTGACTTTGGAACCCACTTCGTCAATGGCTTCCTGCACGTTTCCGGCATCCAGGCCGCTGGTCTCGTTATTGTACACGACTTTCTTTGCGGCTGAAACGTTTCCAACCGCAATGCAGAGCCACTTGTCCGTATTGATGTTCTCAACGGCTCCGTCCGCTCCCATCTGGGCAGGAGCAGACGTGTTGTCGTCAATCTTGCTTTGATACGTTGAGCCAAGCATGGTCACCTGGTTCAATCGCTGGTAAGCAGTACCCTCCTGGTACTCTCCCTTTGAAATCGGAATCTTACCGATGTTTAATTTTGTCGATACCATATAATTAATTTTATAAAATTTCTTGTTCTATGATTACGTTGCCATCCTCATCTGTTTCCACCGACTTAATAGTAGTGTCCTGTCCTAGAATAGCATTCAGCTCGCCAGTACTATCGTCAAATTCAATGGCTAGAAGGTTACGATTAAGCTTTTTGTCGAGTTCATCGTTAATCTCCGACTGATATTTTTGCTTATCCTCGTCAAACACCTCATCAACAAATGTGGTAACATGGTCTTTGGCAGTGCTGTGTAGCGCATTGCCTATGTTTCCTTTTGCTATTTTTAGTTTCTCTGCCATATCAACTTATAAATTTGTTAGTTTGCTTGAACGTTCAAAGTCGTACCATTCATATATATAGCACCACTCTTATACATGTAGTAGTCCTTGCCGTTGATAGTGACGGAAGAAGTCTCCATCACGAAAGGAGCACCACCCATCGTGAAGTTGGTAAGTTTCGGAAGAGTCTTAGGCGCAAGGATAATGAAGTTAACATCGTCCTTTGCCGAAGTTTTTGCGTAAGTTCCACTTGCAGACAAACGAGGCGAAAGCTTATTGGCTGCAATAGCAATATCCGTTTCTGTTGTACCGAATCCATAATAGATAGGCAGAACCATCGTAACCTTGCTTGTTGCTGACTTAACGAGGTCGCCATGCTTTGCGGTGAGGATGATTTGCGTTTCTCCCTCCTTATTCACCTTGATAGTAACTGTATCTGCTTGCTTTACATCAATACTAACAAGAGAACCATCAACAGACAGAGCCAATGCTGTAGGCGTGACTGGCGAACCTTTGCGCTTGATAGAGTAAGTAGCTTTGATGCTTTGCTCACTACCAGTATATTCTAGCAAAGGCTTGTCAAGGGATAAAGACACCTCTAGCGGAAAGACCGTATTTTGCAGCTCTGTAAGATTATCCGTAACAGCCTTCTGGCTCATAACCTTATCTGTAGCCGTCCCTGTTTCCTGAACAACAGAAACTTTATCAAACTTCTTGGCAAGCTCAACGTCCATATCCGCCTTGTCTGCCTTCTTGCCAATATTGTCTTCTTGTGCTTTGGCAATATCCGCAAGACCAGCGAGAGCACCGCCTACCCTCTCGGCTGTGTTCTCGCCCACCTGCGTAGCGTTCTTTACCGCTGCCGCCTGCTGTTTAATTTCGTCTATTGTTGCCATATATTAATCTCCTATTGCGTGAATATGTGCCCTCGCTCCTCGCTGTGGCTTTACCTCCCCTTTCGGTGTGAATGCCTTGAGGTATTCGAGTGCATCGGATAAATATCTCTCTGCCATATCCATGATGTCGTTGTATTGCTTGTTGCTCGATACATCTTGAACATGGTCTGAATAATCGTCTCTGTGGCGCATTCCACCTGCTCGGCTTATAATTGTGCCATCGGCACGAAAAAGTCTCGCATAAGTGAAATAAGCGAGTGCCTTGCGTATTCCGCTGGTGTACTTATGCACCTTGGTTTCGTCTTGGCTGCAATCGCCCTCCTTCTTTGTGGTGTATTCGCCACCGTCCAGGAAAGTTGCAGGCTGGAAATCGGGCAATACCGAATCACCCCACTCTCCCTGCTCGGTCGCTGCCTTGAACCGCTCCCACCCGATGGCTGGTATGATGTTCGCATCTTCGCATTCACGAATGTATGCGTTAACATCATCCTCATCTAGGTGTGCGCTAGTCGGTCGTGCCAGTTCTCGGAACTGGTCTACCATGATAAGTTGTTTTCTTGTCTGTCCTCCCATAGGCTCAATCAATTAATCTATCGTGTTGTTCCCTGCCACCTCGCTGCTGATATACTTCAACGGCTGCAGCTTGGGGTCTAGGTTCTGAATGGCTGGGTCGTGCCAGCTATCGAAAATCTTCTTGAAGGCTCGCTCGATGAAACGCTGCTCGGTCGTCACTTCGCCTGCATAGTATTCGTAAGCGTCCTGCATAACTTGTCCGCTGAATCCCAGCTTGCCAATACGGATTGAGTAGAAGAGTTCTTGATGGAACTGTGCGTAGATGCGTTCGATAACGCTGCTGTCTGTCACGGAAAACTCTTTGTCGAAGTTCTTCGTAGGGAAAGCCACAACCTTCGGTTCGTCTTCCTCGTTCTCCACCTCGACCGCAAGAATCTTCGCTGTGTTCTCGTCCCCTTGGAACTGCAAAAGGTCTTCATCGGAAATCATCTGTCCGCTCTCCACCTCTTCGCCTTCCTCGTTGAACTTCGGCACGCCCTTCTTTGTTACAAGCATACACGATACGAGGAAGTTGTTGCGGACGTTTCGCATCTTCACGTTTCCCAGTCCCTCATCGGTCGAAATCTCCGTGATGGCTGAATCGTAGCTGGCTGTCGGATAGATAAACTGTCCGTCTAGGCTCTGCCACAGAATCTGCCCATTGTAGCTGTCGATACCGCCAGCGTTCTCAATCTGTTCAAGAACGATGTCGGGGTCGGGATTGAAGGTGTTGATGCGCTCGATGGTCTTCTCGTTCACCATCAACCGCTTTCCGTTCCTCGTTTTCTTCTGCTCCCAGTCGGGGTGCAGCAAAACGTGCGCCACGTTCCCCTTGTCGTCCGTCTCTTCCAGTCGGCAATTTTCGAATGGTACGTGGCTCACGCTCGACACCTGCCCGAGAACGTTGTAGTTCACGTGAAGGGCGAAGCCTCCAAACCTAGCGAGGTCGCCCGATACGTTCCGAAGCAAATCGTCTGCCGTATCCCCCTGCTGGTTCATCGCCAACGCTGCTAGAATGTCGCTATCGAAGCCGTAGCCCTCAATGAATCGGGCGTAGCGGTTAAGGCAGAGCATTGCCGTTCCGCTGGCTTCCGTGATGCGTGCGAGGTTCTGCGGATATAGATTATCATATCCGTATGCCTGCATCTTGAATCGGCTGACGTAGCCAATATCAATTCTTCGCTTCGGCTTCTTAACTGTCTTTACGTTCATCTTGCTTGTGTCGTTTTACCTGTTGTTTTATTACTCTTCCTTGCCTGCTTTTTCGGCTTGGTCGAGGTCTTTTTTCTTGTCGCTGCCTGCTTTTTCGGCAGGATCTTTCCCGGTGGTATCATCTGCACCGCTGTCGCTGCCTGCTGGCGGCTGTTTGTTCTCGATAAGTTCCTCGCTGGGTATTTTCTGAAAGTAGCTCTCCATGTGTGGGTACTTCGTCAGATATTCGTGCGCTACCTTGTCGGTCAGGTTCTCGTTTGTGAAAATCTTACCATTATAGAAATCGGGGCAGGAAATGATGAAGCCTGCCTTCATTACGTAATTACATTGCTTTGGCATAGCCTTTTCTTTTTTGAGTTTTAGATAAATTTCAATCAAAGCATCGTGGTAACACTGCTGGCAGGTTGTCGGTACAAACCGCTTCCGTGTTACCTCGAAATATAGAGTTTCGATAACTGCCTTGTCGGATGCGTCAAAGGGACTGTCATACCGTTCCTTCAACTCTCCGACCTTGGCTGTTGCTTCCTCGTAGGTCATAGCTTAACCTCCTACGGCTTCTGTTGTCAGACTGGCGTACTTGGCTGCCGTTGTCTCGCTGTCTGTATCAAAGAAGAAATAAGCTGCCTTCGGTACGCTCTCCTCTTCCAGAGTGATAAGCCAGCCACCCTCGGTGTCGTCTGAGTACTTGTCGTTTTCTCCAGCACTTGCCTTCAGTGCCTGCGCATATCCGAATACCTGGTACTCTGCCTTTCCGTCCGCTCCCTTCGAAAGGTTGCGCAGGATGATGACAAACTTTCCGTTCGCCAATCCGTCAATGATATTTGCGCAAACATCGGGTGTGTTAGCCAGCACAACGACTGCCACGGTGTTCTTCCAGCTGTTGCGGTACGTACCAACGGTAAGTTCTGTCTTGGTTCCAGTGAATGGCTTGCTGCCCTCCTGCCGGATAGCGCATGCCTTCTTGCCAGTCTTCAGCACCAATGTGTTGATTGTATTACCCACGACAACGGACTTGGTAAAGTCAATGTCGTCTCGGTTGATGATAAGTCCATCGCCCTCCAGTCCCTTCGTTACCTGGTCTTCGCAAGGGATGATGATGTCCTGGGCGATAAGGCTCTCGCAAGTTGTTGCCATATTGATTCGTTTTAAAATTGTTATATCCCCAACACCGTTTTGTGGGTGTTGAGGATTTGTAAACTTAATACTTGATGAAGATATGGAGCGATTAGTAAGCTGCGTGGATCATATTCTCTTCGAGGAGAGCCGTGCCAATCTTACCAGTTGAATAGATATAGTTTCTACGCTCCTTGTGGTCGAACCAAGCATCCAGCTCACTAATGAGCGAATCCTGCGGTGTGCCGACCATCAGCTGCTTAGGGTTACAGAAGACCATACGATGAGGAAGGTTGTACGCTGTAGCGCCTTTCTCATAGCCCTTAATCATTCTGTCCCAAATGCTGACACTGGCAATTTTAATGCCGTTGTAGGTCGATGTTTGGAAGCCATCGAAGACCTTCTCCCAAGGCATAATGTCGTGGTAAGTCTTCTTGATGTCGTAAGTCAATGCGTCAGCCAGCGAGCGTGTCATAAGAAGCACTGCGTTCGGATCATCGATGATGCGTGAGTCCACGTTCATAAGCATATTGTCTACAAGGTCGGTTGCCACACCCTGCTTGCGGATTGCCGCAATCTGCTCCGCCATCGTGGTTTCCTTGTTGGCTGCAATCTCGGTGCGGTTCTTTGTGGCTGTAGCTGCGAAAATTTTCTTGAAGAGACCATCGCAAGTGGTAAAGTACTCCTTCTTCAAGCCATCGGTCAGCTTGCCGCCCTCGGAAACAGTCTGCGCATCCTCAGCACCAAACCAGCCGAATCGCCAAACCATCTGCTTCATAGCACGCTCCAGTGCATCGGTGTAGATTACCATGAAGTCTGTGCTGGTGAGGTCTCCAATGTCTGTGCCGGTCTTCAAGCTGTACTCAGCGATTGAGCCTTTCAGCGAATCATAGCAAATCTTGATTGGTACTTGCCAGTCGCCAAGCTTCCAGCGCTCCAAGTTGTTGGCGATGCCCTTCTCGTCATACGTTGGGTCGCAACCGCTGCCAGCCTTGCCGACCATCTCCATCTCACCAATGATGGCGATAGGGTCTCCGTCCTTGACCTTAGTGATGGTGACGAAATCCGCAATGTTTTCATCCTTGTAGAACGTCTCCTGAACGGCATCCTTGATGGTCTTCAGATTTTCGGGTTCGAGGACAAAGTTCTCGAACTGCTTTACATCAAAAGTATTACTCATAATTTATAACTATCTAATTTGTTTTTACTTGATTTCTTACAACGTTTTAGTCCTTGCTTGGTCGCTTCTTGGAACGATAAGCCTTGACCTTCTCGCTGATAGTCTTTGCGTCCGCCTTAACGTCCACCTGCTCTCCTGCGCCCTTGCCGCTTGGCTGTCGCTGTGCTGGCTGGTAGTGGCTGCTGAAGCCTGCCAGCACCTTCTCCGCACCGCCTGCCATCTTCACTGCATTCAAGATGCGCATATCCTCCTTGCTCTTCGCAAGTTTCTGTGCGCTTGCCAGCTGTGCCTTGGTGTCGTTCAACTGCTGTTTAAGTGCTGCAACCTGCTGCTGCAACTTGGCTACGGTGTCGTTGTCGGTGCTTGATGCGCTGCCGCCCTCACCGCCTTCATTGCCTGCGGTCTGAATGTCGGTGATTACACCATCCTCGACAACGATTGTCTTACCATCGGGCATTTCAAACGTTCCGTCCGGACTTGCCTTGTCGCCAACCTGCGGATCTCCCTCCTCACGCTCTACGGTCAGTGTCTGTCCGTCCGCTGTGTTGAGTTCCATTGCCTTTGGCTCTACCTTGGCTTGTGGCTCTGCCACAGCCTGCTCTGCTTCCTCCAGTGTCTTCACGCCCAACTTGGCGAGGATCTTGTCAAGGAGAGAAGCCTTTACTTCTGTTTTCTTCTCCATTGCTTTTGAATTTTGTTGTTTTGAATTAATGAATTGCTCTATGTTGCGCTTCGATGCGCTTGCGCTGATTGGTGCAACGGTGCTGCTGATAAGACCTAGGCGCAAAGCCTCGCTGGTGCTGATGAAGATGTCCTTATCCATCAAGGCTTGAATCTCTTCCCGGTCGCACTCGCACCGCTCTACGTATGCGTCCACCATCTTGTCCTGCCACATCTGCATTTCCTCGCCCTGGTTCTTCAAGTCCTTTGCGTTCAGCTGGTCGCCCAGACACCAGCCGGGAACCCACGGATTGTGCAGGAGAAAGGCAGCGTTCTCGTATGCCTTGCGGCTCTCCTTTGGTGCTGCCAGCATAATGATTGTTGCCATACTAGCTGCCTTGCCCTCCACGGTGCAGGTTATCTTCTTGCCGCTCTGTCGCAGTCGGTCGTAAATAGCCCAGCCTTCGACAACAGAGCCGCCATTGCAGAAGATACGCATATCGATGGTATCATCATCCTTCGGTATGCTTGCCGCAAAAACATCTATATCTTGGAAACATACGCAGTCACCACCCCACCATTGATACCAAAACTTATTGTCTTGGCTGTCGATGTCGTTGTATATTCGTAGTTTTGCCATTGAAACGTTATTTTTAAGTTTTAAAACGCTGCAAAGATACGGTTATTTTCGATATGTTTATCTTGTAAACAGTTAATTTTCCTAAACAAGCCGAAAATTTGCGCTCTAAGCGGCTTTTACTGCCTTGGGCGTATAACTTTACCACCTTCGACCAAAAACCGCTCTGAACGCAAATCTTGTTGAAATAACAACACCGTTAGAGCCTGCCGATATTCTCTATCGTCTGCACTCTCCGCTGGGTGCGGTTTATCTCTTCAACGCTCACTACTGGCTGTGGAGCCATCTGATACCCTCTTGCTACCGCTGCCGCCAGCATATCCATACCGATGTTGCTGCCGCCGTTGTTTACTACGATAGGAACGCCACCGCCTAGCTGGTTGAATGCGGATAATATCGGGCTGAACATCGATGTCGCCTTGGCGGTCATTACACTCTCGCCATTGGATAGCCTTGCCGGGATGCTGTCGCTCGTTCCAGTGCCAGAGCCTTGGACGTAGCCACCAGTGGAAAAGCCCTTGACGAGTGCTTTTGCTCCTGCAAAGGCTGTCTTGACTAGTGCCATCAAAGCTGCTGCGCTCGCCACACCTCCCCACGACTTGCTTGCAATCTCCTTGGCGAGGATTTGGGCAAAGTATGCGTTAACAGCTATCTCTATAGCGTCAAGTATTGATGTCAGCATCGATTTAAGGAATGAGTGTAGCGATTTATCCTCGCTCTCGAAGAACTCGGACAGACCATCTCCCATAGTCTGTATCATATCGCTCATCATTTTCAGTTGCTCTTCCGTCAAAGCTGCCTTTTTCTTGTTCGCTTCCTCTTGCTCCTTGACTTCTGCATCGCTCAAATCCTTCTGCAGCTGCTCCTGCACGGCTGCATAGTCCTTGTAGGCTTGCATCTTGCTGTCTAGGAAAGCCTTGTATCTCTCCAGCTTGGCTGCATCGTCTTCCTCTCCAGTGCCACCGTTCATAATGTCCGCATCCCTGCGCTTCTTCTCTGCTTCCTCGAACTCCTTGTTGATTTCGTCCACAATATCCTTGGCTTGGTTCTTGATGTCTGCCTTTGCCTTAATCATAATGTCGAGCAGCTTAGCCTGCATTTCCTGCGCCTTTTCCGCTCCTATCTCTCCAGCCGCCACGTATGCGTCAATGCTCCTTGCCACCATATCCTTCTCCAGCTGTTCGAGGTCGTTGCTGTAGTCTCGCTCGTTGTCGTACATACCTGCGAGGTATCGCTTCTTTGCGTCCATTACTTGCTCGTTGTACTTGTACTGGATAAGTGCAATCTGTGCCTGCAATTCCTTTTCCTGCTTCTTTCTGCGCTCAGCCTCTGCCTTGGCTTCCGCTTTCTCCTTGGCTCTCTGTGCCTTGGTCTTGGCAATGCTGCCCTTGGCTGCTGCTGGTGTCGTTCCCTTGTTTCCGTTTGTTGGCTCACTGCTGGTCGCTCCACCGTCCTTATCGGCAGGCTTTAGGAACTTTGCGCTCATCATTTCCTTGTCGAAAGCAGAAACGAAAGCCTTGCCAGCGTTCGAGCCTGCCACCTTAATCTTTGCCCAGTCGTTCTTTAGCCAGCTACCATCAAACATTTCTCGGAAGCCCTCTTTTGCCTTACTGAAATTGAAGGTAACAATGCCCTCCATAATTTTAAGGAAACCAGTTGCACTTCTACCCATCTGCTTGAAAGCGTTCAAAACCAGCATACCAACATTCTTTATCATCTTCCATAGGTCTCCGAAGCTGTTATATATACCTTTTGCCGCTCCAACGACAGAATGAAACAAGGCGATGCAGGCGTTCGTCAATCCCATTACGCCTTTTAATATCGCGATTAAGACCTTAGAGCCAAACTGCTTTCCTGCCGTGATGATTGATGCAAAGCCCTGCTGGGTAAAGTCGAAGAGTGCCGAGGTGTAGCTTTTCAACTCTTTTTGTATCTTGATGTTCTCCAGCTGTACATCTCCCCACGCTCCAGTCTGCTTCTTCACTTCATCAAGGCTGGTGCTCATCGTGTCGAGCTGTTCGATAAGCTGAATACCTGCTTGCGCTCCCTGCTTTCCGAAGACGTTCTTCAGAACATCGCCCACCTGCTGGCTGTCCGCTCCGAAGTTCTTCATCTTCGTGCTGACCTCTTGGATAACATCGAAGGTACTTTTCGTTCCTTTGGCTAGGTCTTCCTGCACTTGCTTGCTTGAAATACCGATAGCATCAAGGCTGGAAGCCGTGCCGCTGCTCATCTCACGAATTTTCTTGCTCGCCATATCGATGATGTCGAGACCCTTGTCGCTGAAGATACCGCTACGTGTCTGCTGGATGATAGCCACCATCTGGTCTGCCGATATTCCTGCATCGTGGAAGGTAGGCGCATACTGCTGTATCTTCTGCAACATATCGCCCGATAGGTCTGCACCGCTCGCAAAGCCCTTGTTGATTACGTCCATCGCCTGCTCGCCCGATAGATGGAAATTAGCCATAATGTTGTCAGCCGTTCCGAGAACGTCCTTGAAATCCTTTCCCATCGTGTCCGCTGTGGCTGCAATGCTGTTCCTCATCGTCTCCAAAGCTTCGCCAGTATAACCAGTGAACTCCCTTGTCAGTCGTGTGGCTTCCATCAATCCCTTGTTGTAGTCAAACCACCACTTGAATGCCATTCCTGCGCCTGCAACTCCTGCCAAACTCATAAATATTGGGTTCTTTACCAATCCTAGAAGGGTTGAGCCAAAAGCCTTGACGTTCGGGATGATGTCCTTGACGTTCTTTCCGAGGTTAACCACGGTGTTTGCAAAGCCGCTGATACCTTCGCCAACACCTCCACCGCCACCCATCGGAACAACGTGCTGAAGGTCGGCTGCGAGGTCGAGCATTGAGTTGTAGTAATTACCTACATTACGGTACATTCTCTGTGTCTGCTCCTCTGCCAGTTTCAACTCGTTAGTTATATTGTTTATATGCTTAACCAGCTCTTGTCCCTTTGCGCCCTCACGCTCCTTGCGTGAAAGCTCATCAAAGGCTTTCGTGGCATTCGAAAGCTGGGCACGCAACTGCTTCAAGCTGCCCTCCTGCTCGTTCTCTGTGCGCACGTTGTTCTGGATTTCCTTCTGCAAGGCACGCACGTTGTACTGGTACTCCTTGATGGTTGCGTTGATGGCTTCCGTCTGCACCTTCATCTCGTTGGTCGTGATGGTCTTGTCTTTTTCCTGCTGCTGCAAGTCCTTGATGGATTGCTTTAGCTGGTCTATCTTCTCTTTGTATCTGATGATGCCATAGATTGCATCCTCGTACTTGACCTTGATGTCAAGAATCTGCTGTTTATCTTCACTTACCATAGTTCGTTCTTTTTAGTTGTTCAACTCTATCATTGTAACCTCGCAATATCCGCTGTTTGTTGTTTTGATTTCGAGAACAGCAAAATACGCTCCGTACTGGGCAAGGTACACTGGCTTCGTTTCGTCAAAGTTCAGTATCTCCAAATCGGAAAGGTTGAACCGCTCCGTTATCTGGTGTGGATTCGCCACCGTCTTTCTCAACTTTTCCAGCTTGCTGTCGAAGATGCCTTGCAGGTCGATATTGAAAGCCAATACCGCATAGCCGGCATCGTCCTTTGTAAGATTCACGATTCGGTCTTTGCATGCCTTGTACTTTGTAGCTGTCTGTACTGTTAACGTAGTTCTACCAAAGTAGCGTTGCGTACTCTCCCACTCGTATATCGGTATGCGGTTTCCGTCCGTGGCTGCGAATGGCAGCGTGCAAACGTCCTGCGTATATTCGAGCGTCTTGTTGTCGATCTCCATATCCGCATCGTGCTTTCGAAAGACGGTGTCGTCTTCCTTCCACTTGTAGATGTTATGCTGGCAGTAGTCCTCTACGCTGAAATCGGTCTGCCTTGGATGGTTGCAGGCTTCGCTTGGAATGAGCTTCTTCGTCCAGTCAACCGCTTGCGCCTTGTCTTCCCATAGACTCACGATGTCCGCAAACGCAAGTCTGCCATCGGTGAATCGCTGGCTTGGGAACGTTGATGTCAGAATGCAGATACACTTCAGAAAATCCGTCACCTTGATGTCTGGCAGGTTCTTGCCGATAGGGAAATTTCCTCCGTAGGGTACTTCATCGCTCTGACTGATGCTTGCAGAAATGCGTCCGTTGTACCCACGCAACCCTCTCAATACCCCCTTACCGTAGTGTTTGAACTCGAAGGTCACGATGTCGCCCTCTTCAAGTTGAATCTCCCCTCGCCCTGCTGCAAGGTGTATGAACCGTCCGTTTACCTTGTCCGAGTCGTAGTCTGTAATATACCTTCTAGAAGAATCATCTTCGTCTATCTCCTTGCCTGCGATGTATGTCTTTGTGTACTCGCTTTCCTCCTGGTCGCTCGTATGCTTTGATACAACCTTGATTTCAACGTAGCAAGGCTCGTACTGATATACTCCGTTATGTTCTGTAGAGCCTTCGTAAGAACTGCCGACATACCCATTCGGGCGTGCATTCGATGCGTCCCACGACCAGTTTATCTGAACATCGAAAATCATCGTGCAGGCAATCTTTACTTTCAGCTGGCTGTATCTTGTCGCAAGTTCCAGTCCATCGAAGACCTCCGATAGGCTCGTTGGCTGGAATTCGAGAATGCCGAGGTTCGTTGTTGCGATGAAAGTACCCTCAAAGCTGCCTACAACCGTCTGTGCATCTGCCTTCCTCGTAATTAATGGGACCGCAAGCCCCTTGATGGTTTCTTTCGCCTGGCTGCTCCATCCGAAAGCAACCCCGGTCTGTGCCGTGATAAGGTCTAGGATATATTGTGCCGTCACGCTTGGCTGGATTGCTCCCTTGTCAGCATAACCAAAAGAGCCACCTCCGCCAAACGAACCGCCTCCGCTCGAAGAAGTCTGTACTTCCCTGCTGCTGGCTCTCGCCCGGCTCTCAGTCTCGCTCTTAACTCGAATGGTCGTTCCAGTGCTGTATTCCTTGATTGCGTTGATGACAAGCCACTCTGCCGTGGCAGGTGCTTGAAGGTCTATATCGATTGGCTCACTCTCGCTGGTGTACTTCACGCTGTATGGTGCGAATCTCGATGTCTTGTATTGTGTTCCGCCCGATACGTAGTAGTTGCTTTCCGAAGCTTCGCCTGCTATCCAGTAGAGCATTCCGCTCTTTGATGGCTTAACGTAAACGAGCCTTCCAGCCTGCTTATACCTGGTTACGTTCACCGTGATTTCTGTTCCACCCTTGTCTGCTGGTATATCTTCCACTCCCCAGGCTTCCGTAAACCCGGTGTCAGGATCGTAGCTTCCGTATTCAACCTGCCCTGCTGGTGCTTCGTCCATCAATGCAAATCGGATGCTGATTGTCGTCATAGCTGTTTTCGTGTCTCCACTGGCGCAAAGGATGCCTGCACCTATTGTTGCTGACAAAATCGGGTCTGGTGCTGGTATGGTCGGATTGGTTTCCGCCTCGGTTGTTCCTGCATCCGCAGCAAGGCTCACGATGTTCTTGTTTGTATCGAGTATTGCCCAGGTTCGATAGTCCCCCTTTCCAAGCACTCTGCTGATGGTCGCTCTCATTCCAGCCTCGAAAGGTATGATTGCACACTGGTAGGTCCCATCGGTCAAAACCTCGCCCGATACATACTTGCCGACCTCTGTTCCAGTTCTTATCTTACCTTCAACGAGAGTATATGTCGTGTTGCTGCTCCCTCCAACGTTGCGGTCATAGCCCTGCCACTCCTCGCTTGATGTCTTGACCGCTGCAGCGTCATAGGTTCCATAGAAAACTCCCTCGGAAATCGCCTTCTCGTAGGTGTAGGAACTGTTGTTTCTGTTGAACCGAAGATACTTCGTGCAATTCAACTCGTTCAGCTTTAGGTCAGACGATTGCAGCGTTGCCAATGCTTGGAACAATCCCCAATAAATCGAAATTTCGATGGTTTCCTTTACGCTCAGGACGCTTGCCCTTCCATTGCGGATAATCTCCAGCCCATTGCGGAAATAACGTGCTGTGTGGAAAATATAGGGGTATTTGCTGCTGGTGCTCGGTTTCCCTGCAAACTCCAGCACAGCCATATTGTGCGCTGTCTTGGGCAGGTTGATGGTGTATGTTGTGTTGGCGGTCATTTTCGTGATGTCACGGAAAAGATTGCTCTTGATGTCGAGCGTGATTGCCGTTTCCTCGCTCATATCCATCAAGATGCCATCGATGTAAAGTTGCTGGTCTGTCATAGCTGCTGAATTTGTGTATTGTTAATAACCAGGTTGCAGACGAAATCCTGCAACTCTGCTGTTGTCTTGGTGTAGGTTCCTGCCTTGATTGTCACACTCTGCCAGTTGTTGTCCCCAAGGTACATATCAACGACTGGGCTGCTGGCTAGGTCTTGCAGGAAATCGAACGTCTCGCTGTCTACCAATGGTGCACAAAGAGGTATGGTGTCCTCTCTGCCGTAGCCCTGCCTTCTGCCGTTTGCTCCGAGGTAACCGAATATTGCATCGTCATACTCTCCAAGGTTGTTACGTACAAAGCTGGTGTCGCTGCTTATCGCCCTGCTCTCATCGCCTTGCGTGAATAGCCAGTAGCGATAGAAGCCGTGACGATCAACCCAACGCAGGTAGATACCATTCTCCGTGTCGTTCCTTTCTATCCTTGCAAGGAGAGACTGCTTGCCACCGATCGCCATCGCAAAGGTAAGGTCGAAAACGTCCGTGAATGTTCCCTGCTCTATCTTTCCATCGAAGTCGTATATGTTCCAGTACCTCGCCTTGCTTGGCAGAACGCTGGCATTGATGTCCACGATGCCAGCGATGCCCGGCTTAACTAACTTGTTTGGTGCTCCCTCGTAGCCGACAAGTATCTGGGAAGCAGCATTGGTATAAAGACCAAAGGAGAATGGAAAATGCGTGAACCAAGTGAGCCTCTTGAATCCGTTCCACGTCTCGCCTGCCCTCATCGCTCCCCACACGTAGAAGGTCGTGTAGCTGAATGTAGCAAGGTCGCTCCCCTCGCTGTTCTTGACCTTCACGGAAATATTGAACGCTGCCCCGAGGTTGCTCTGCAGAATCTCCTTTGTGTAGTCAAGGTTCCCGAAGCTGATGCCATCGAAGAGTGCCTGCACATATTCCCGGTAGTCCATAATGCAGTTATCTGCAAACGCTTCCACTCTGTACGTGTGCGCCTTGGTCTCTCTGCTGATGGTTGTCTCGATGCTCGCAACGCCCGAGCCGCTCGCCTTGATGATGCAGGGAAGGAAAGCGAAGCCTACAGCGTCCGCATACTTAATCGTGATGCCGTTTTTCGTTGTCTGTCTCATACCGTCTCATTGTTTAGTTTGATACTCCCCACCGACTGGTGGATTAAGAAAATAAGTCGCTGCCCCAGCCGTTTCATCGTGTCGGGCACAACGTTGCTGTACACGTCAGCCCTGCCGCCAGTGCGGTGCAGCCTAGAACCCTTGTTAGCGATGGTGTGGGCAATTGCCCCTGCCATACTCATATCGCCACGCTCCTGCGGTGTGTACTTGTGCGGTCGCTGGGTCTTGTAGGGGATAGGTGTGCCGTGCAGTCCCTTGTCCTTCATCCACTGGCGGATGATGCCACGGAAGCCGTATGGTATCTTTCCTGCCCTTCGTCCAGTCTCCAGCACACCGAATGGCTTGTGTCCCCATAGGATGGTCTCATCCTCGCTGGGCTGCTCCACCTTTAGGCTCGCTATGGTGCGCCCCGATGCGTTCTGTCCGTTGATTCTGATGTGGTTGATGATAAGCTGCCGTGCTCTCTCCACTTCCTCCCTCATTATCAGCGATGCCGCCTTGGGGTCGAATTGAATACCTCCCTTGCTCATACAACACACCCTCCTATGCTCTGTGTCAGTTGCAGGGAGTACATTACGCCCGACACTATCGTGCTCAGCCGCTCGATGATGGTCTCGTAGTACTGCTGCCCCTCCAATGGCTCGAACTTGTGCGACTGGTTGATGGCTCGTATCATCCTTGCCCCTGCCACCTTCATCCGGTCGATGCACTCTCCGTTGTCTTCTCCTTCCGCTCCCCTCGGTACGGTGTCGAGATAAGCCAGGGCAACGTTCACGGTGTCGTAAACCCTGCCGTTGCGTATCTCTGTCGTGCCGCTGGCTGGGATGATGCAGACGATTGCCGGATAGTTCAGCTTCTCCAGCTTGGTGTCTGCTGTGTCCCAGTCCTCGAATAGGTAGGTGTAGTCTGGTAGCGTGTCTGCTGCCAGCTGTTTCAATGTTTCTCTGATTGTTGCCATAATTATCTAGATTTACGTTTCATTTCTTCCGCCTGCAACTTCTGCAGGTTCCGCTCGTAGAGACTTCTCTTGTTGTCCATCTCCATACACTTGTAGATGCGAAGCCACGGTGTCTTCAATACCTGGTCGTGGTCGCTGATGCCCATCCTCACTGCGTACCAGTCCAGCATACCGAACAATCCGAAGCGCAGGGTATCGATGCCTGCCTCCTTCTCCAGTCGTGTTGGCTTCGCTGTGTCTGTGCTCTCGAAGAGCTTGTTGATGCGCTCGACCTCTGCTGTTACCCAGCCGATGAGCATAACGACATCAACCGCCCTAGCCTGCTCCACTTCCTTGTGGCTCAGACCGAGGACGGTTGTCACTATCTGATACAGACTTTCCTCGCTGTCTGATAGCTGGGAAAGGTCAATCAGCTGCCCGATGGATAGCTGGTTGAGATTGTCGGGCACTTGTTTCTCCCCGACAAAAGCTGGTCGTGGCTGCTTGCCGATTTTATAGCTGGTGTGCCTTGCCACTGCCAGCCAGTACTTGAATGTAGTGTTCTTATCCATACGCTTTATAATTTTGTCGTAGTTATTGTCTCAATACGTGCGCCCGAGCCGTTCCGTGGCTTGCTACGGATAACTTCTTCAAGGCTACGTATCGTATTGCGTCTATGCCGTGGTTGAATGCGTCTATAGGCTGGTTCGTGGTCTCTCCATCCCTTGACTTCTTCCACTTGTATTGCTGCATATTCTCGATAATGCCGTGGCTTCGTCTGGTTATGTTGATGCGGAAACGCTTCAAGATGTCGATGCCGTTGTTGATGCTGTCCGCTCCCTTGGTGCTGCCTATTATCCACAGACCTTGGTTGTGTATCTCCTGAATGCTCTTTGGCTCTGCCGAATCTGCAATGATGAGGTCTCGTTTCGTCAGTCCTTGCTCCTTGCATCGGTCTGCGATGTCTTCGTTCGTCAATCCCGGCTGGTAGATTTCCTCGTCCACCCAAAGCTCACCGTGTGCGAGAATAACGTGCTCCAGTGCTGTCGGGTCGTTGGTGAATCCGAAGTCCATACCCCTGCACTCCATCTTCCACTCCTCCCTTGGTGGCAGCTTGTCAACGATACCCCAGTTGGTGAAGATAAGCCCGGTTATCTTTCCAGTCAGTCCACGCGCATATACTCGCCACAGTTCGGGGTCGTCAATCTCTTCAATTTTCTTGTGCTCCTGCTCAGTCAGGAATCTGTTGTTCCGATGGTCGCTTAGGATCAACCGGCAGTCATCCCTGCCGATGATATTGTTGTGCACCCAAAACCTTGCGCTTGGATTGTAGTCTATAAACACCTGCTTTCGGGTTCGGATGGCAAGCTGCCAAAACACTTCGTAGGGCACACCGTTCGCCTCGTTCACGAACAGGTAGTCTCGCTTACCGTTCTTGGCATCCTGCGCATCCTGGTAACTCTTGAACTCGATGATTGAGCCGTTTTTCCCTCTGTAGCTGCTGTCGCTCTTGTTGTTCTTGAACCAGTCCAGAAGCTCTGCCCTTGTGTGCAGGATGGTGTCTAGGTCTCGCATGGCTCCAACCTTCAAGTTCGGGAGGTCTTGACCGCACACCGTGATAATTGCCATCGGATGCTCAAAAGAAAGCACTATAAGACGCTGCATAATGGTGTATGTCTTCCCCGAGGACGTACCGCCTTGGTTCACGAGAAACCGTGGCTTCACGTCCGAATTCGGAGCATACAACTCACCAATAACGTCAAATAGTGCCATTCTTCAAACAAACTAAAACTTAAAACAAAAATTATGGTAGAGATTTATTCTTTATCCAGTCCCTCACGCTCGATTACTTCCTGCTCGCTGGATGCACATTCGTGCCCCGAATTGATGTAGCGTACCTCGATGCCGCCTTGGAAGCCTGCGTTCAAATCAAGCACGACCTTATCCAGTCCGAGCAGCTTGCAAATCTGCGTTTCTGCCTTGATGATGATGTCGAGGTAGCGTGGTTCTCCGAATCCTCGCTTCTCGGCATCGTACATTATCGCCTTGACGGTCTCGATTGAAATCTGCTTTCCTCGCTCATCTACGATAGGCAGTCCCTGCTGGGTCGCTGTCTTTTCGTGGTAGTCTTCCTTGGATTTCTCCCAGGCTTCCCACGCTTCACGTATTACCAGTTTCAACCTTGCCACCTCGCTGGTTATCTTTTCGTCCGTGTCGGTCAGTCTCTCTTCCCTCCACTCCTTCAATAACCGCTGAATGTCGCAGTGCGCTTGATTGTATTTCGGTCTGTCGAGCCGTTTCCTCACCTCTGCCGTGATTTCTCGCTCCGTCCATCCCTTGCGGTATAAGGGTGCGATAATCTGCAGGCGGTTCTCGATGTCTATTTTCTGCGCTCGATGTTTGTTGTTGTTACCTTGTGGCATATTTTGATTTCTTGAAATTTACTTGATTTTTTATAAAAATTCTACTTGAAAAACTTGCATATTTCAAATAAATTTCGTATCTTTGCAAACGTAATAAGGGAAGAGTCCTTATTTACTGAAACCCTCCGAGGATGAGGGAAAAGTAAAATGAAATCCCAAAGTCTTATGAACGTACTGAAAATTTCATTGAAGATTTGGAAAATAGAAATCTTATCATTTACGATTAGATTATTCTAAGCTCCAAGGGGGTGGTGCTCGAACCACCACCCCACTTTGGGATTTCGTTTGCAAATTTACGAATTATTTTTCATATCACCAAATTTTTAACATTATGAGTACTACGAATGAAACTACCTCCAAGTCTTGGGGAGGTGCTCGCAAGGGTGCAGGGCGAACGAAGAAATACGCTGCAACATTCTATTTCGGTGCTACCGAGGACGTGGCTGGAATCTTGGAAGGGGTCGATAAGAAAGACCGCAGCGACTTCATCAACCGGTGTATTCTCAAAGCGATGGGCAGGGGTTAATCTCCTGCCTTTTTCGTTTCCGCTCCCTTGGCGGTTATTTTGTGCGAATTTCGCGCACACGGCTCGAACGTTTCAATCACGCTTAGTTATACGCATAGTTTGAAAACGTGCCACATACGCCCGCATATCGTCTCATCCGTTTATTATCTCCCATTCCCCGGTTGCTTTTACCAGTTGCGCCATCGGTGCTTGGTCTGAGTACTCGCAGCTTGGGTCTTGGTTGTCCCATTGGGCGATGAACCGCGACTTAGGAAAAGCCATCCGCAGGCAGATGACTGTCTCACCGCTGCCAGTCGGTATGGTGTAGGTGTGCCCCTCCTTGATGGTGTCGGAAAGGATGATTCTGAATTCTGCTGCCAGTTGGTTCATAAGATCCATTGGCAGGTGTCCGCTCGTTGCATCGAAGGAATCGGGGAAGGTGTTGCGTATCTCGTTCATACTCCACCAGCGGTTTGCGCTCAGGTCGCCATCGGGAGAAATTTCCACGCATTGGATGCCTGCCTCCTTGATGGCTCTTGATGCGTTACCGCAAGAGAAGCAGACACAGCGGTCGATGTGGTTCTCTTCCATGTGTCGCTTGATGATGCAGGCACGGATTGTTTTTGCCCTTTGACTGATATCAATCGTCTGTGCCTTCATCGTTCTGCCCTCCTTCCTCTGCTGGTTGCTCTTCCTCTCCTGCTGGTGGTGCTACGCTGTTGAAGGTATCCGCAAGCTGTTGCGCTTCTTCCTCGTTGTATTCGATAGGCTGGAAATGGTCTTGGACGTGTTTCGGGTCGCCCTTGTAGAATACCAGAACGTTGGAGTGCATCTTTTCGGGCATTCTCATTTCCTCGAACGTCTTCTTGATTTTGTCCATTTCGCCTTTATAGAAAACGAGCACGTTCTGGTGGCACTTCTGTGTCTTACGGCTTTTCATACCGCCATCGGCTCTAAGGCATCGGGACGCGACCTGCTCGATCAAGATAAGTTCGTTGTAATAGTGAAGTCCGAGCCGCAGGAAGGTGGAGATATTGTCGCCAACGAAATTTCGGTACTCTCCGTTCTTCTTGTTTCGCACCTCTCCAATCTTGACAACCAGGAATGAACCGTCCTTCATCTTATCCACGCATTGCTTGAAGATGTTCTCGTACTGGCTCATAAACTCCTCGTATGTGCCGAGTGCGCTCATATCCTCCTTGCTATAGACTTCTAGGTCGTAATATGGTGGCGAGGTGAAACAGAGGTCGAAATCACTGTCTTTGATTATCTGCCCGATGTTGTTTGAGTCACCGCAGAAATATTTCACGCTGCCATAGTCCTTGGTCGCTTCTGTGTTGATGTCGACCTGCTCCTTGCGGATTTCCACAGCTTGATAGTCGTAGCCTAGCGTGCCAGCGACAACGCCCTTGGTCTGTTCCCCTCCGAATGGGTCGATAATCTTTCCGTGTGGCTTGCAGAACCATCGCATAATGATTTCAGCCAACACTGGGTCGAAAAGGCTTGTACCTTGCGCCAATACGCTACGGTCTGCCTTGGCTTTCTCTTCGGGCGATACATAGTTCTCGAGATACTCATCGAAAGAGATGCCTTTCTCTTTTCTGAACTTTTCGCTCTTGGAGTACAGTTCCTTGTATCGCATTTCCTTGGAACGGACGAGGGTCTGTTCACGGCTTGCCCCGATGTCCTTGCTGGAAACGATGTTTCGCCATTGCTTCTTGCGCTCAACCCAGTATCCTTGGCGTGTGTCGAGGATTGAGAAGGGAGGAACGACAAATTTATCCACTAGGCTTGGTTTCGGTGCTCCTTCTCCTTCCGTTGGAGCATTGCCCCCCTGCTTTTGTTCCTCGCTGATTTCCGCCATACCGAGAATCCATTGTGGGATTGCCCAGTCCGTCAGCGGCTGGTCTCCGAACTGGTTTGCCAGTTCTTCTGTGTTCCAGTCTCCGAAGCCTGCATTATCCTTGATGATGAATTCTTTCTTCTGCGCTTCCGTGAGGTCTGATGCGTTGACGATGGTTGCAGTTGGCTGCTCCTTCCACTGGCTCCAGTAGTTGGCGATTGCCAGCTTCTCGGCATCGGTCAGTCGCTGGTCTGTGTCGAGAACGTCCATGATGGCTTCGGGTGTCATACTCACGATGTGGCAAAGTGCCCTAGTTCTCATATTGCCACCCAGTGCCTTGTAGGTCTCATCTACGACTATCGGGCGAAGCTGGAGCATCTTAGGGAATACAAGAATGCTCTTTACCAGCTTTTGGAAATTCGCCTCTGTTATGGTTCTTGGGTTCGCTTCGTTCTCGCTTACCCTCGATAGTGCGATTTCTTCTGTTTTCATTTTCTTCTTGTTTTAAGTTTGAATTAATGCTTATTTGGTAAACATTGGCGCAAAGATACAACTTTTTCGCTTTAGTTGTTCGTTCTTCGCACGTTTTTAACTTTTTCCAACACTTCGTTTTATTTTATCCATCAAAGGCTCTGATGGTCTTCTGAAGGGTTGTCAGTGGCTTCTTTGGCTTGACCTTGACCGGGTATCCTGCGCACACCCAGGCGAGGAGAAGTGCGTCTCTCTGGTCTTGGTTCATTCTCGGGAGCTTTCCGTCTGAGCTGATGAAGTAGGCGATTTCGTCTTGTGTTATTTTTCCGTCCTTGCCTTTCCAGCACTTCTTCAGCGGCTTGATTATCTCGTAGGGGATATTGTAATGCTCGCAGCATTCTACGATAAGGATTCCGGTCTGATGGTTCATCCCGGTTGAGCGTCCGATTGCTGCTGCCTTGACTGCCGACATAAATCTGCCTAGCACGTGCCAGTTGCTCTTGTTGAGCCAGCCGCCTTCAATAACGACCTTTACCTTCTTGCAGCTCTCGTTCATTGCCTTGAGGTAATCTATCAAAGCCGGGAAGTTCATCTTGTAGGCTAAGAATTTTCTATCGTCAAATACTGCTCCGACACCGCTCTCTTGGTTGTCGGGGTCGATGCCAATTATAACTGTTCCTTTTTCCATTTCGTTTTCTTTTGTTTTACTTTTGTTTTACTTTTGTTTTATTTTTGATTTTCTTTTTTTTGTTATTTTCTTGAAATTTTCGTTCTAAGCCGTTATTTCGGTGTCTGTGGGTAGTTGTTCGGGTTGCGGAATCATACGTGCGTGTGTGCGCTTGTGTGCGCTTGTGCGCTAGCCCCCTACTATTCCTATCCTCTACCCTATAGTCCCTTCTCCTTTCATCGTCTTGCAGGCTTGAAACGAAAAAATCGAGGGAGTGCCTGGCGATTTGCAAAATAAAGAATATCTCGTACCGAATGAGTTTATTCCACAAACACCCCCTCTTTGGGTTGCAGGAAGTTCCCGATGTTCCTTGTTTCGGGATTCCTGCACTTAGCTGTCTTCTGTTATTTCTTTTTCTTCGTGTTCCACCTCGCTTTCTTTTTTGTTGGAATGAATGCCGGACGACTCTCGTCTTTCCGAGTTGCCAGATTAATAATTTAAGTGATTACATTGAGCGCAAACGATACGGTCTCAAATGTGTTAAACTTTATGTTTTTGCCGTTTGTGGCATTCATTCGCTGGTTAAGTACTTATCTTGCTGCTTTGAGCAAGGATTGCTCTTTCTTTCTCCTTACACGCTCTGCAAGCCACTTGAAGTGCTCTGCCGCCTGCGGATCACGGAAAATGGAAGCCTGCGCTTCCAGGCTTGCCCTATCCAGCTTCTTTCTTTCGGCTTCAATTCTCCGCAGCTTCTTCTGCTTGTCGTTGTAACCCTTGACCTTTTCGGGGTTCGCCTTTCTCCAGTCGCTCGCAAGCTCAATCAATCTCTGTCGGTTCTTGCGGTAATACTCCGAGTTGTACTGAGAGACGTTGCGCCTTATACGCTGCCTTTTTCCGTACTCTCTGATTCTGTCTGGGTTCGCCCTTCTCCATTCCCGGTTCCTCCTCATCATCTCGTCACGGTGCAGGACGTAGTATCTGCGTGCTCTCTCACGATTATGCTCTTTGAGTTCCTCGTCAGTGTACTTCTTCTTTCTTCCCATAGCATTCCTTGATGTCTTGATGTTCTACATATTGCTTGCGCTCCGGGCAATAGATGCCATTTAAGCAGTTTCGTCCGGAATCGCAAGCCTTGCACAGTTCGCTCGCCATACGTCTTAGAATGGCAGGTTCTCGATGTCGTAGGAAGTGAAGGCGATATTCTCGTGCCCCTCGAATGGGATGCAGCTGGCGAAGTCCGCTACTTTTCCGCAATGGATAGGCAGGACTTTGTATCTCCACGGAAAACTCTCTCCACGGTCACGGACAAAGAACGCTGGTAGCCACTTGTATCTCTCTCCGTTCCTCACCAGCACCTTGTCGAAAGGCTTGAAGTCTGGAAGCTCCTTGCGCTTCTTTTCCTTGCTCTTCTCCCATAGGGCGCAAGCCTCCTGGAACTTGACGACTTCGTCCTCTGTTGCTTCTCGCAGTTCATCGTGTACGCTGATACGCAGGTCGAAGGCTTGGTCGGTCACGAACTTCTCGTTCTCGATTTCGTACTGGTTGCCGAATGATAAAGTGTCCTCGCTCTCGTTCTTGCCGATGAGCTTGCCGATGATTGTCAGCTCTCCGTCCTCGTCTTGCTCATTGAAAACGTAGAGTTTTCCGATTTCGAACGCTGGCTTCTTCTTCGGCTTCTCTATTTCCAGGGTCTCACGGTTCAGCTTTCCGTCCAATCTTTCCTCTATGGTATTGATGTAGGTCTGAGCAGCATCTTTACCTGCTTTTTGGAAATCAGAAGTTAGCAATCGTTCATTTTTACAGAATTGTTCTATATCATTATTCTCTTTCCAAAGATAATATTTCCCTACGAAAGAGCAATATGTATCATCGGCAAATCTTTCAAAGATAACATGTACGTCTCTGTCTTTATTAACAAGCACGTCTCCCTTATTCCAGGCAAACTTGCTCCAGTCTCTCATTCTATCGGATGGGAAAAGCATTACTTCGCCTCCATCCATCAATCTGCCGTTCTTGTTGTAGGCAAACTCTCCGTTCTTATTCACAGTCCAGATTGCTTCCCCTGCTTCCTTGTTGGTTGCAAGATAAGCGAATCCAACCTTTCCGCACATTTTCGTGTATAACTTGGTGCCAACAGGCACACCCTTCAAAATCTCGTAAATATCAAAATCTTTCTGTTCCATAATCTGAATGTTTTTTATTGTTTGTTACTCTTGTTTCTTTTTCTGTTACAGCTTGGTGCGTCCCAGTTTCTTGTACAGTTCAATCAGCTCCATGGTATCGAGCCAGAAGTCGGTGTTGCCAACGTAAACGTGATGGCGGTGGCTGTCCGTGATGATTTCTATCTTCTTCATTTTCAACTGAATTTAAAATTGTTCGTGTCCGCATTGTAATCCTTTAGGATACATTCGAGTGCCTTGATTTCATCATCTGCCAGCCAGATGTCTCTGTCGCCAACTGACAGATGATGAAGACCGCATTCACGGACAAGTATGATATTCTCTACTCTGTTCATAGCCAATACGGTTTATGATAACTATTTGAAAAGTTCCATCTGTGGATGAACGATGTCTGCCCGCTTCTTCTTTGCTGCCCAAGCCATCACCTTGGTTTCTTTGTTCTGTGGCTTTCTGCCCTCAAGCATTCGTATGATGAAGGTGAGAGCGTCATACGTAGCCTGCATCTCCGTCTCGTAGAAGATTCCCGATTTGTCGTAGCGACTCGGATAGGCTGCAGAATAATAAGTTCCGAAGTCGGAAAGGATAATGCAGTACCCACATACCCAGCCGAACTGGGTGTTGGCGGTGGTTACCTTCCATCCGATGTTGTCTGCACCCTCTACGGAATACTCGATTACGTGCGGATTGGTGCAAACATCGTTGATGTTGTACTTGAAGCCTTCGTGCTCTGCAACCGGCTTATTGGTGTCATCGCTGTTATCGGTCAGCCACTTGAACCAGTCGTCCGAGGTCTTGAAAACAAGCCCAGCGGCACGGCATTCGTGGAAAAACAACTCATTCATTTCTATTCCCCCGATTTTTGATTATCAGCAATCAACTTGCGTAATCTAGATATAACCTCACCTGCGTTCTTATCGTGCACTCCATCATAGAGTCCAAGATGCATCATAATGATGTTAAGAGCAGGGTCATCTATCTCAATAGCTCTTTCAGCGAGTATCCCAAGTACACGTGTCAAAATCGTAAAAGTCACAGGATAGGGAGTGCTTTTTGAACACTCAGCAATCTCTTTCAAGAGTCTTGGAATATCAACCTTAAACACCATGTCGTTCATAACATAGTTCTGAACATTCTTGCTTTTGATTTTCTTCATATCTATCCCTCCTTGATGTACTCAATAAGTGCCTCACGCTGCTCAGGTGTCATTACGTCTGCGATGCGCTCGGCTGCTTCTTGTCTGTTAGAATCATCCATTATCCCGAATGCGTTAACAATGATGTCGATAGTTGCTTCATCGTCAAGCAACAAAAGATTGGTCTCTAGCACATCCTTTTGACTGTCTCCGTCTGGTAAGTTATCAAACATATCGGTCAAGTATTCCACTTGGTCATTTTCCGATAAACCGTTGAAAATTTCCTCAAGGTCGATGTCAATGCTCTGATTATTGTATTCTGCCATAATTCTTTCGTTTATTTAAATTTTAGTTTTACTTTCAGCTGATAAACTCCTTGAACGCTAGGTGATACACATCATAAACAACACTAGTCACGTAAAAGCAGATAAGCCCGAACGAGTGCCCCTTGTCGTCAATTGAGATTATCGGGTATGGTTCGTTCGTTTCCCATTCCTCCGGCTTGATGTCGTCAGCCTTAAAATAAGCGTCCAACGATACTTTCATTCTCTCCAACACCGAAGTTCCGTATTCTTCCTTTATCTTCTGTTGGTTTCTAAGTGCATATCTTGCCATAATTCTTTCGTTTTAAGCGTTTGAAATCTGTTTGCCTTATAATTTTACCGTCCGAACCGAGAAAACGGCTCAGAGCGGATATTTTTACCCTCATTCGCTATTTTTCGGGCTTCCAGTCGATGCCCAGTCGCTGCAGAACTCCCTTCTCGCAGAATCTCGCCAGTGAATCCTTGGCTGGCTTGTTCCGTGGGTTCTTCTTCAAGTCGGCAAGGTTCTGCTGGATTACCCATCGGAACTTGTTGTCCTGGCTCTGCTGGGATGCTGGCTGTCGGTGCTTGGCTAGCTCGTAGCGTTCCCCGATGCTCAGCCTTTCCGTTGCCGCTGGATCCTGCGCCCTTGCTTCTGCCGATTGCGGCTGCTGGCTTGCTGCTGGATTGGTGTTGTCGTAGTTGCCCTCCAGCACCTTCGGGAAATACTTCCTTGTCATTACCCAGTCGTATGATGCCCAGGAATGTCCTGCGTTCAGATAGTCGCTAGCCATAGCCTTGTCGATGGCTAGGTAAATCTTGGAAATATCTCCCTTGCAGTCCTTGAGCCTTCCTCTGATAGCCTCCTTGCGGTTGTCCGTCATCAGCGTAAGCCTTCGCATTGCGCTGTTGGTCTTGTCGTGCTGCTCGTTCCAGTAGTCCTTGATGGCTACGTAGTCGATTTCGCCTTTCTTGGATTTCTTCTCAGAACTTTTTTGCGGCTCTTCTGCAGCGCAAACGTTTTTCTCGGAAAAACTTTGCATAGAAGCTTCTTTAGAAGGTTCTAATATATTTGTTTCTTTAGAAACATCATTATCATCAACATTATCATTTACATATTCATTATCATATACATTATCATTATGCAATGCAATTTCTGCATTTGCATCCAATTGCATACTTTTGTATGCTTTTGTATGCTTTTGCTGTGGCTCTTCTGCATTTGCATCCAATTGCTTTTTTTGCCAACGTTTCTGTGCATTAGCACGCAGCTTTTCTCGCTTTTCATTGTACTTGGCTTGGTTTCGCTCAATATCATCCTTGATAAAGGCGAAAGCCATACGTAATGTTGGCTCCAGGTTGATTACCTCGCCATCCCTTGCGTAGATGAAAATCGCCCTCATAAGTTTTCCAAGTTGCTCATCCGTAAGCCCCTCGATGATGGCGTAGTATGATGTGTATAAGATAAATGAATCGTTCATAATTTTTCTGATAATGATAGTTTCTTTTCCAGCTTCCGTTTGAGCACGGTAGCCCTGCGAGTCTGGTTGACTTCCCTTGTACTGAGAAGTCGTGGCTCTGTCTTCATATTGGCGATGTAGGCTTCCAGGTAGCCCACAATCGCCTTGATGTCTGTTGTCGATACTTGGTGCATCATAAGCTTGAAAATTTACTTGATGAGTAATCTTCTTGCTCCCTGCACCTGCTTGATGTAGGCAGCGCATTCCTCGGGATGGTCAGTCTGAAAAGCCTTTGCATCGAACTTCTCGCTCGCCTTCGGTGCTTTCCACGTTGCCAGCGTCTTGCCGTTTCCGTCCACGATGCTCTCTGCGTCACCGAAGAACAGCTTCAAGTTGTCCTCGATTTCCTTCTGTCGGCTCTCCAGTGCCTTGCCCTTCTCCTTGATGTCCTTCAACTCGATGAGCATATCCCCGACTTCTGCTGTGGCTTCAATCTCCTTTCCTGCCTTGTGCAGTGGAGACTTCAGAAGAACGTCTTGTGCGCTGTATGCAGGTGGCTCTTGGTTGCCAACGATGTAGTCAAGCCAAAACTTGGTGATTTCATCCCTCATCCATCTGTAAAATTCTGGATCGAAGTCGATGTCACGGTATCCGAACTCCCTGCCTGCTGTCAGCCAGGCAAGTGCTCCGTCCTTGTATTCTCCCACTCCGAGGTTCATCTGCAACTGGCAGAACCAATGCTTCGGAAGGTCGTCTGCATCTATCTGCATCTGCGTGGTCTTGCACTCCAGGATGCTCTTGCTCGCCTCGTTGTGCGTTGCCCCGGCTCTCCAGAAGGTGCGGTCGGGAGATACACGCAGATACGGAGTATCGGTGTTCGTAATAGTGTAGTCGTCCGTGCTCGCCTTGATGATGTGGCAGTGGCTCTCTCGCTTAAAGAACTGCGCCACGGCATCCTCCAGCAGATGTCCTGCAACCATCGCAAAGTTCTCAACCTTTGGTGGGTCGATGCCCTTCTTGCGTCTCCACAACTGGTATGGGGTCTCCCACGGATTCAGTCCCAGCACCGTGCCTGCTTCACTTGCACCTATTCCGTTCGAGCGGTTCTGCAACCACTCCTCTCTGTTCTTGTACTTGATTATCTGTTTCATTGTCTGAATGTTTTTATTTATCCATTAAGAATTTTCTAGCTGCTTCGATAATAAGATGGCGAAGGAATTCATCCCTTTGCATTGATTGAGCAATTCCGTCTGAGAGAAAACTGGTTTTACCGTGGTAAGCAATATGGAAATCGAATCCTTGGTGTCCGTCTTCGTCTGTATCTCCAGTCGTCTCAGCTGCAATCTGAAGATAGTTTCTTTCTTCCTCGTCTTCCTCAGCCCATGCCTTGTACCCATCTGCGGTTCTGCTAAAGTACTTGTCGATGGTGCTCTCGTGTCTCTGATTGTCTGTTTCGTTCTGTTTCTTCATTTGATTACTGAATGTTTAAAAGTTGCCACGGCTTCCCTTTGTCTCGATGGGACCCCACCCCATAGGTTGCACCGTGGCGGTTCGGGCTTAACGTTATAATAAAATGGCTTATTTCTTCCCTGCCTTGCCAGTCTTGCCCTGGCTGCGGCTCATTGCCTGCTGCGCCTTATTCTTTGCATCATCGGCTGCTGCCTGCGCCTGCTGTGCGATGGCTTCCTGCTGCTTTGGCTTCTTGAAGGTATCCTCTACGGTGGTCGTGCCTTCCTTGATGGCATTGTACACACCGCCCAGCTTTTGAATGTCCTCTGCCGTGACTTCCTCGGCTGATTTCCTGCCCAGGTAGTCAAGCAGCATAAGGTCAGTCACTTGATACACCTGGAAGCAGGCAACGCAGCTCTTCCACTGGCTCTGCACGCCAGTCCGCTTGATGTGCTCAAGTGCCTTTGCCTGCACCTCCTTGACTACGCTTGAAATCAGTACCTGCGGCACGACCTTGCAGATTGCGTTTCGCTGTGCGATTGCAACCGCTGCATTGCCGACTACCACCTGCATATCCTGCGAGAAGGTATAGCCCTTAGAGGTCAGAATGCTGCGCTTCACTTCCACGGAGTAGGCAACATTGCTCTCGAGGTCATGGCAGATGCCTTGTGCCGTGATGGTCTTTCCATCGTTGGCGATGATGCGACCTGCGATGCGGAGGTTCTTCCAGCAGGCTGATATAATCTCTGTGAATCTCACGCTCGGACCTTCGATAATTGAAATCTGTCCATCCTTGCCCTTGCGTTCGAGATGATAGAAGCAGTTGTATGCCACATCATCGTCCATCGCTGCCAGTGCTACCATATTCTGCTTGCACTGGGCTATGTCTCTCGGGAACTTGTGCGCTGTGGCAATCTGTCCGTCAATCTCCGAGCGGTTGATGGCTTCCAGCATTTCGCCACCGCTTACTTGAATAATCTCATTTTCCATAATTCGTTCAATTTCTAGTTCAACATATAATTAACTCTAGTGGAAGGCTGGGGATTCGAACCCCAGTTGACTGCCAAAACTTACCCCCCCTTGCCAGCTGCCGAGGGATGCCCTTCCGTTGTAGGGCGCACGCTGTTAAGTTTCCGCATATTTGCAGTAAACACTAACAACGAAAAAACATTAACCATTCTAACCAATATGAATCTTTGCGTGCGCCCTTTGCCCACCGCTGTGGGGATTTTAGTGTCAATAACCGTTATAATAATTTAAAGCTTAAACAAGTTGAGCCATAAGAATGTCGAGCCTGCTTTCGCTGAAAGCGTCCATCGGGTCTTGGTCTGCGTGCTGGCTGTTCTCCTCCAGCCAGTCGTCCATCACGTCCTTGTAGTTGACGCAGCCCTCGACGGCTTCCTCCAGCCGCTCGCTGTCGTTATTGCTGCTCTTGTGCGTCACGACCGCGATGTTGCCAACGCTGTCGCACCATACGCAGATGCCTCCTGCCTTTGTATTGATGTCCACCCTTGCAACCGCTGGTCGCTGTGGGTCTCGGTCTATCTCCAGCCAGATGGCTTCGTACATCTTCTTCCTACACTCCTCGATTATCTTCCTCATTCGTTACCTCCTCTCTGATTGAATATGTAACTTTGGAAGGTCTCACGGCACGACTTCAATACCTCGTTGTCCGTTCCGTCCAGTGGTATGAGCGGTATATTGTCCAGTGCAACGCATAGGTTGCCTTGAAACTCTCTGTACTGGATTCTTCGCTCTGCCTCTATATAGCACTTGTTGTTCAGTTCGCAGCACTTTCTGGTCTTGCGGTTCGCCTTCCAGTTAGTGATAAGCCAGCAGATGTCTTTGTACTTCACGATCATCCTGCGCATATTGATTGATAACTTGCTCATAGGGCAACCCTCCACGCTCTCTTGATTTCTGCGCCATCGATAACCTTGCGGTTGTCGATTCTGCGGAACTTTACCTTCATCTTTCCAGCCTGCAACCATCTGCGCAGGGTGTTGCGATGGATGCCCAATGCCTTGCAGGTCTCTGTCATTGTGTATCTGCCTGCATCCGCTACCTTTGGTTCTATGTTCGTCATAACTATGCCCTCCAAAATACTAAAATTGATACTATGGCAGCAAATGCCACTGATAAGAACTCGTCACTTGTAACAATATCGATGAACTTCTTTATACGCTCTGAATGTTTAAATGATTCTACTTACTTGCGCACGGTTGCACGTCTCTTCTTTGGTGTAATCACTCCAGCCTTGATGAGACAGACACGCACGTTCTGCTGAGTGCAGCCTACATGCTGCGATACTGCAAGCATTATTCTGCTGTCCGAAGTCTCGGCAGGTGCCTTTGCCCTGAAATCTGCAAACATCGCAATGATGTTCTTCTTTCGTTCGTCCTGCTGCTTCTGCAGCGGTGTTCGAAAATCATAATTAAAATTTTCTCCCATTTTTATTTGTATTTTAAATTATTTTCTTTATCTTTGCAAATGAGTTTTTAAACTCGTTTCTGAAATCGTTTGCAAAGATAAAGAAAATATTTTAGATTACAAAACATTTGGTAGTGATTTTAATATTAATTTAATTTTATTTAATTTTGTTTTAATATGAACGGAGAAGAACTAAAACAATATATAAAGCGCTCGGGAATGTCCGTTGCTGCTGTTGCAGAGGAGTTAGGAACCAGTCCGCAGAACTTGAATGCGAAGTTTAATCGCAAGTCTATAAAGATAGATTTCTTTCAAAAGATAAAGGAAATCATCGACAAATGCGCCCCTCCCCTCCCTGCCGAGATGGAAGAGGCTGTTTTCGGTTCAAATGTCAATGGTTCGAACAGCTCCAACGTTTCCCAGTCAATAGGTAGTGATGCAGCCTTGGCTGCTGAAAACAAGCTGCTGCGAGAACAGAATGAGTTCCTGCAGAATCAAGTAAAAACGCTGCTTGCCATTGTCGGGCAGAGATAAAAAAATCATTAAATCAATTCTAAGTAACAATGAAAGGTGAGGATTTCATAGAACGGAAGGAGAAGGTTCTTCTTGCCGCTCTCGGTAAAAGCTGGCTATGGAAAGCCAGCAGGTTGATAATAGACATTATCCCTCCAGTGGGTGCGTTCGTGATGCTGGTTCACTGCACTCTGCTCTCGTTCGGCATTCGGGTAAAACTCACGGAGTGGATATTCGACTGCTCGCTGTTCGGGTTCATCGCCTGGATCATCGTCAGCCTTGCCTATGGCTTCTGCTGGGTGCATCGAGCGTTCGCTACCTACGGAGTGCTGATCTCGTTCTGCATCGACTTCCAGCGTTCCTTCGGGTTCGGGGTCTTGCGCCAGCCGCTGCACCTGCTGATGGTCGCCCTCGGTCTTCTGCTCTTCTTCGTCTTCTTCAAGAAAAAGGCTTGGAATGAGTTTTACGATAGAAATATTAATCATTTAAACGATTAGGCAATATGAAAAAGATAATAATGCTGTTCGTGCTTGCGCTTGTGTGTGTGTGCGTGCGTGCGCAACATACGGTTTACTGCGAGGTAATGCAATTTAATACTGGAACTCCAAAGGCTGTCATTTCTGTTGATTTCGGAAATAATGGAACGGATGAGATAGTCGATGAAAATGGAAAAAAGGTAAAGTTCAAATCATCGGTTGATGCGCTTTCTTACTTTGAGAAACTAGGATGGTCTGTTGTGTCCGCTTACTCTGTTGTAGCATACAATGGATTGGCAAACGTTCCAACGGTTCATTATCTGCTGCAAAAGAAAGTTGCTTCATATGATGAGAAAATGTATGGAATCCGTACAAAGAAAAGCGAGCCAAAAAAGAAAATAAACATAGGCGATGATGGATACTTTGAATAACCTACTCGCCTACGAGGAATACCTGCCAGTGCTCACCCCTTCCGAGGTGGATGGGCTGCTGGCTTCTCGCCCCTCGCTGGCTCAGTTGCAGGACTGGTCGCAAAGATTGAATAACCATCGGGCAAGGCTGGAAAGCGTTTTCAGTCGTGCCTACAAAAAGTTAAATGAATAATATGGAAGATAAAAAACTGATGTCCGCTGATGTGGATATAGCCGTGCGCTTCTTCGATGCCCTAGACAGATTGAAGGCTGACGGCTGCATAGGAGGTCTCAAGACGATAACGGACCGGTACGGTCTCAACCGTTGGAACACAATATCCCTTCGAGACAAGCCTGCCGAGTGCTACGGTCGCTTCCGTCCGTCCTGGGTTCAGTTCCTGGTACGCGACTATCACGTCAACCCATACTGGCTGCTCCTTGGTTCGGGTGACTTCTACGCATCCGGATTCACGTCAGAAATAGTGAAAAACCTGAATAAAAACTGCACGTAA